ACTTCAAGTTCGTTTATCCTTGGTCAAACTTCTCCAAGTATTGAGCCGCTCAATTCAAACTACTTTACAAAGGATCTTGCAAAAGGAAAATTTACCTTTAAGAATCCTTACCTTAAATCCCTACTTCGTGAAAAAGGTTTAGATACACAAGAAGTATGGTTAGAGATTCTTACTCATGGCGGAAGTGTTCAACACCTTACCGAATTAAGTGAAGAAGAAAAAGATGTATTTAAAACCTTTGGCGAGATATCTCAAAAGGAAATTGTTATTCAAGCAGCCCAACGACAGAAGTTTGTTGATCAGGGTCAAAGCTTGAACCTAATGATACCGCCAAAAGCTAAACCAAAAGAAGTAAACGAACTACTGATTTATGCATGGGAAAGTGGAATTAAAGGGATGTATTATCAAAGAAGTGGTAACCCTGCACAGGAACTTGCTAGATCATTAAACACGTGTAAGTCGTGTGAAGGATAGATATGATTGCCGAACACCGTTGCCCTAGTTGCCATATGTCTTATGAAGTTATGTGGGATGATAATGAGGAAGCCTCTTTCTCTTTTGTTGAAGACACTGATGCTGACTACGATGATTATGATAAAGAGGCATATCCTCAATATTGCCCTTTCTGTGGAGCACACAATTCTTACGACGGAGCGCTTTAATTTCCTTATAGATACTTTATGTGGATCTATCACGGGGAAGAATTTACGTCTAACATGATTGGTGATTATGTTGGATTTGTTTATTGCCTTACTGATATTGAAAACGGGAAGAAGTATATTGGGAAGAAAAAATTTACCCGTAAAATAACTCGCCCTCCTCTTAAAGGTAAGAAAAGAAAGCGGCGATCAGTTGCTGAAAGTGATTGGCAAACATACTACGGTTCCAGTCCTGAAACCAAAGCGCTTGTAGAAGAATACGGCGGGGAAAGATTTAAAAGGGAAATACTTCATCTTTGTACTTCGCTTGGAGCTATGTCGTATATGGAATTAAAGGAACAGGTTGATCGTGAAGTGCTGCTAAGTGATGAATATTATAACGGAATTATCCAAGCTAGGATCCATCACAGTCACGTTAAAAACCTTAAAAAATGATTTACAATCCACCCTTTATATGGTATAATAGTGGAAACAAATAAAATCAATATACCAAAATGATTATCGTAGACTTCTCTGGAATCTCAATCTCTACTGTGTTCTCACAGCCTAAATCCAACCTTGACGAAAACCTATTACGTCATATGATTCTCAATTCACTGAGAATGTATAACCTTAAGTATCGTAATGAGTATGGCAAACTAATTGTTGCGTGTGACGCCGGCAGTTGGCGTAAAGGTACCTTTCCTGAATATAAAGCAGCTCGTAAAAAGAATCGAGAAAGCTCAGATATGGATTGGAAATCTATCTTTGAGAGTATTAACAAAGTAAGGGATGAGATTGACGAATACCTTCCCTTTCCAGTATTACAAATAAGTAACGCAGAAGCAGACGATGTTATTGCAACCCTTGTGGAAACAACCCAGGAATTTGGCAATCACGAAAAGGTTATGATTGTCAGCGCTGATAAAGATTTTATCCAGCTTCAAAAATACGACAACGTTCAGCAGTTTAGCCCACTTACTAAAAAACTTTTAAAGGACACCAACCCACAAAAGTATCTTTTTGAGCACGTAGTTCGTGGCGATACCGGCGATGGTGTACCTAACGTTCTTTCTGCAGATGATGTATTTGTTTCTGAGTCTCGCCAAACTCCTCTTCGCGCTAAAAAGATTGAAGAATGGTATGAAGCTTCTCGTAAAGGGGATATGCAAGAGATTCTTGACGAACAAACATATCGTAATTTTATCCGTAATAAAAGTATGATCGATCTTTCTCAAATTCCTGAGAATATAAAGTCAAACATTATTGAGGAATACAATGCAAAACAAGTAAAGCCAAACGGAAAGGTTCTTAATTACTTGATCACTCGCCGCTGTAGCCAACTGGTTGCTTGTGCAGAAGAGTTCTTTATCAAATAAGATATATAACTATAGACAACAACATAATGTCACTATGAAGAAAAAGACAGCAAAACACAATAGGACTAAACTTCCTCACGAATTGTTTCAACTTTGTGATGAAGCTGAAAATGTCGCAGAGCGAGTAAAGCTTTTACAAGAACACGGAACCTTTGGAATTAAAACACTCCTTCAAGCTAATTATAAAGAAGAAGTCGAGTTTGATCTTCCTAAAGGCGTTCCTCCTTATAAAGAAAATGAAGCGGTTGCTGGCGCACAACGTCGCCACTTTGAAAAACATGTTCGTCAATTAAGGCATCTCATTAAACAATCGCCAATGACCAGCTTTAAAAAAGAAGTTACTTATATTAAACTTCTTGAATCACTATCCGCTAAAGATGCTAAGATTGTAATTGCCGTAAAAGACAAAAACCTTAAAGGTCTTTACCGGACCCTTACTGAAGCTACTGTTCGTAAAGCTTTTCCAACGCTACTCGGCAAATAGTAGAATGACCTACAATTATTGTTGCGAAACTTGCGGGGAGACTTGGGAAGAAAATCATCCCATGGATAAAAGGGATGAACCTGTAGGAGATCCTTGTCCACACTGCGAAACCGGAAAGAAAAAACGAGGGATAACAGCGCCTGGGTTTTCTTTTGATGCCAGACAAACAACTATTCAAAAAGTTGGTGGTGATTGGAATTGCTTACTTAAAAAGATTCACAAGAATTCAGGTAAGCAATCTAAAATCCATCACGAGTAAGCCATTATATGAAGTTGGATAAAGCACACCTTAGGTACCCAATTCACGATTGGATTAATACTAAAAACAGTTATTGGTATCCGGGTGATGATTATGCCGAATGGGAAAGATGCCCAAGGTGTAGACTTATTCCTAAGATTAGAATCACTGAAGATATGCAAAGAACTACTTGTGGTTGTTGGCGATCCAGCGGTGATAGGTGGCAAGTAGCCGCTGAGTCAAGAAACTCTTATGTTACGAGAAAAGGATCAGACAAAGGCTATAATTATAACTCTTTAAAACAAAACTGGAATACTTATTGCCAAACAGGTAAACTAAAATTTAAGCTAGGAACACGATTTAGATTTGGATTCATTTGGGAACCCATGTTGGGAATCGTTAGAAAACAAGGATAATTTAAATATGCAAAAAGATAATAACTCTACTACTGAAGCTTTGGGATTGGAAGATCTCTTTAGCGGCGGCAAGCAAAACAACTTTTCTGGTGAATACGGATCCGTTATGGATTTCTATTTGTTGGGTTCTATCGGCGAAGCCTCTGAATATATTGAGTGGTTTCATAAGATTCGTAATGCTAGGCCGACCGATATAATCAACATTCATATTAACTGCCCAGGCGGTAACCTATTTACAACCGTTCAGTTTCTTCAAGTTCTTAGCGAGTGTAAAGCGCATATCAATATGAATGTTACCGGTGCTTGCATGAGCGCCGCAACGCTGATATTCCTTCAAGGGGACGACTTTGTAATTAATGAACACAGCGCCTTTTTGTTTCATAACTACAGCGGCGGAATGATTGGTAAAGGCGGAGAGATGTATTCAAATGTGATACACGATCGCAAGTGGTCAGAAAAGCTTTTTCGTTCTCAATACGAAGACTTTCTTACGGTAGAAGAGATTAGCAATCTGGTTGATGATAAAGATATTTGGATGGATGCAAACACAGTGGTTGAACGACTCAAGGCCAGAGGTGAAGCTCGAGAAGAAGAACTTGAAGTTGAAAAGGATGGCATAAAAGAAAAAGAAGAAATACCTCCTAAGAAAAAGACTACTAAGAAAAAGACTACCAAGAAAAAGACTTCTTAATTATGAAACCGACAGACCTAAACTATAAGTTCAGCGAACGTCTTGCCTTGACCATCATGGTTGAGACAGGACAGGAAATTAAAGAAGAAAGCGAACCCTGGGTTTTGCCAATCGAGTCTGAATACAATCGTATTCAAGCTAAAGAGTCCAAGTTATCTTCACGAAACAGAAAAGATTTATCGGCGGCATACGAAGCTTTACTTGATATTAAAAAGAAAGAAGCTGCAGCTGCTGAAAAGAAAGAAGAAGAAGCA